CGCTAGCATCGTCTCGGTGTCGATGCGCCCCACGGCATAATCATGAGCTCGAGTGATCTGGAAATCTACACCCTTGCTCGGGTTTCGATTGCCTTGAGCGCTCGCAAAGGCCGTGGAACGACCCGTCATGTCAGCGTATTTTACAGCATAGATGAATTTCCGCCCCGGAAACTTCGTGTTCTTGGGCACGCGGGCCAAAAGAGGATTGTTCTTGAAGACGGTGCTTACGACCGTTGCAGGGTCGTAAAGATCTTTCAGAGCGTAATCAAATTCTGTTAGGTCGAGATCGGCTGGAACTGCCATTTCTTTCCTCACTTATCGCGGTTGCGGTTGTGAGGGTACCCTGGCAGTGGATTCGATTGGCCAGGAGGATCGTTTCGTGCCCTCTGTTAGCCCTTGAAAAACTTATGTTTTCTAAAGGCCTCTCTTCTCTCAGCCTGAGATCTTAGAGTAACTGTCTCAATCGATGGTTGCGCGCCGAGATCGTTACTCAGGGTCAGTGACTGAGTTTGTGTGGGTTTGGGCGTTTCCTGCTGCAGTTCAATCGGTGGTGGTGTCGAATCTTGAACCTTCTTTTCGATTTGAGACAGGTCACCAAACCTCTCTTTATATTTATTGATCTTTGAGTAACTCTCTGTCAAGGCAAAAGCTTGAGCAGTGAGATCTTTTTCGAGGTCATTGATGATGTCTCTGTATTTCGGAGGCTCTCCTGTCTTCTCATATTGCTGTACAGCCCTGTTGTAAATCGCCTCCTCGACTTGTCCAGGAGAAGTCCGGAATGAGTGCTGTAAAAATTCACACCCGTCAGACTCTGCTATTACTTGCCGAATAAGCCGTTTCTCTGCCGTTTGAGCGTTGTACTGCTCTTGCTGCTGTTTCCACTTTTTGAGATCCTCAAGTTCCTGCTGGATGGCGGATAGATCTCCGCTGGGCTGCTCGGTGGGCTCGTCAGATCCCAGGATGGCATCCCCGAGAGCGAAATGATCAACGCCCAACCTTTTGGTCGCTTCAAGGGGATTCTCCCTCGCTAGCCTTCGAATTTCTTCGAATTCTTGGAGTTCTTTCTCTCGTTGAGACACTCTGTCCGAGCGTTCTTTTAGCTCGCGATCTCGCCGCAAGAGATCTTCGTAGGATTGTGCCAGCTGGTCTGCTGGCGGGTCGGAGACTTGCCGACCAGGATCAGACTCCGCCTGAGAAGGTGCAGAGCCTTGCATCCGCTCTATGAATCTGCCCCTGGCGTCATCCCGATTTCCGGAATTTTCAAAATTGTCTTCTGGCATTTTAGTTCAATGACCTTTTCAAAATGAATGGAATCTCACGATCTCTAATCAAATAGAGGTGATTCCCTAGCTCTACTGCCCTCCCCGTCATCATCACGGTGTCCCCCGGAGAGCAGCATACTGGACGAAATGATCCATCCTGCAATGGTGCGCCGGGACCACAACTAAGAACCTCCGCAAGAGGAGTCTGGTCCTCGACCTGATCAGGGATATGGAGCCCTCCCTCGGTGGTACCCGGAGGGACGTATCTGACCAAAACGTTGTCGAAAGTCGGAACGATATCGCTGGCTTTCAGTTGGTAGCCAGCTATGCTACTGGGCTTGATAAGCCTGCCCTTTCTCATGACGCCTCCATTCCGGCCGGAAGGGCCGGTGGCATACTTCCAGCTGCATTACCAGCTGGTCCCATCGGAGCAGCTGGCGGGGGCATTTCTGGAGCTTGAGCCGAAGCTAACATGCTGTCGGCTTCCTCGATCCAGTCCATTAGTAATTTTACATTCTCTGGTGGCGCACCTTGAGTACGCGCGCGGAGCATGGCAGAGGTCATCATCGCCAAACCAAGTGTCAAATCCTGGAATGGCTCGGGACGTACTTCCTCGCCCTTCACCAGCATCAGTTCGATCTGCATCTCGATATCCTCGTATGCAGCTGTCTCGAGGGATGCAAATTGCTCAAGATCTGGCATCCTAAGCAGGACCAACCCCTGCTTATGGTCGATGAACCCACCCTCGATTAAATTTTCTACCTCGCGGATTCGGCCTGCTGGCTCATGCGGCAAAGACGAGCTAGGAAAAATCGAGATCTCGTACATGTCTTTGTCCATATTGACGTCAGACCATTTTATTTGCTCGATCCCCTTCGAGGTACCATTCCGGATGTAGAAATTCGTTCGATAATCCCCATCCCGTGAGTGGATTTCACCACCAGCGCAAATTGTTAGCCCAGCTGAACTGTGATGGAAATCATCCCACTCAATATTGGTCTGAGCGTGCCGGCCGGATTCTGTATCTTTCAGCACCATCAGCCCTCTGCCTGAATCAATCCCAGGTGGCTTGATACTTTGGGCAGACAACTCAGAAACTCCGGAATCTCGATATACTCGCTGATCCAAATCAAAAACAAAGCGGAATACTTCAGAGGAAATCGAAGTCGGCATGCCCGTTTTTGGAAGCGATGACCCTTTCCTGACAGGGATTAAATTCCCAGAAGTATTTTTCATGTGCTCCTTTTTAATGGAGCCCTCTTCATAGTAGGTGTTCGTAACCGAATGCAGGTGCATTGAATCCTGGATTCGACCAAGCAGTTTGTTTTCCTGCCCTTGGATTGGCTCCATTTCTTCCACGAGACCTTGCGGGTACCACCCAATCAGTGGATCTTGCCACCGAAACATCGCGAAGGGGAAGGATTCAATCTCCCATTGTCTCCACTTCGGCGGAGTCAACGTCCGTCCCTCTATGCAGACTACATGATATCCATCGTCTGCTCCCCACCCAGATGGAAGATGCCAAGCCTCTGCGACTTTCACCAGGTCTGTGATGATCTTCTTTCCCTCCCGCACGACGGCATTATCCTTCACAGCCTTGTCGATCGCGCGCTCATTGTCCGCTCGCCAGCGCTGCGGTAGTGATTCATGGCAAAATCGCGCCATCAGTCGTTCAGCAGGGATGTATTTTACCCGTATCAGCTGACGAGTCTCGCCATTTAATGCAGCCTGTTCATCAACAACCAATTCCCAAGGTGGCACGGGTTCGAATTCGACATGCTTGTACCCAGGATAGATATGCATCGCACCTATCCCAACAGCAGCAGCATAGTGGAAGATTTTTACACTTTTCTGGTAAAATTTAGCCCGCTCCCATTCACCCAAAATGAATTTTTCCAACCCCCGGGCTTTCACCTTCTGACTCCAGGCATTCGGCCCAGACGTCGACGTCTGAATTTTTACCATCGGACGCTGTGTCGCAATTCGCGCCCCGAGGGTTTTGATGCAATTCTTGATCGGGTTGAGCGCAAGTCGGCGCTCAGTTTTCTTCCGGTTCTTGAATGCCTGCCTAGAAGTTGCCCGATCGCCAGGGTGTAACCCTGTAACAACATGATTTAAGTAGACTCCGAGGTATCTTTTCCAGTAACTCTCGCGCCGGTTGATCTCCTCCTCCAACCGCGAAAGCGAATTGAAGACGCTTTCCTCCGGAGTCTTGCTTTTCCAGAAATGCTGCTGCTCCTTATGGATCATACCAAGGCCTTTCCTCTCCGGATTCATCCTCCATTTGCGCAGTCATTACCATCCGCTCCTCTTCTCTCCTGTACCACTCCTCGCTATGTAAGTCGATCTTCGGCTCTTCCTCTTCATGTATGTAGTGATATGCATGTCGGTATGCAGCAAGGTGCGCATCGCATGAATCATTAGGTTTATTGGGATACTCTACTCTTTTTCCTGTCTGCTTTGCGATTTTCCAGGGAAGCGAGCTCATTTCTTCCCTATGACACTCCGTGGAACTCTCCAAAAGCTGAACATATCCTAGATTATAATCACTGTTCAAAGTTTTTATCCAGTCGTACTTTTTCGGCTTTTCCGACTGAAGAAGCGGTATGTCGTATCGACGAGCAAGCTCCTCGAAGTACTGCTTGTGCGCATAGTCACATACAATATCAAGGCTCTCACCATGTACAGTGTCAACATAATCTCGGTATTTCGTGATGTGGGACGCAATTGCGTCCATTCTCATATGAGATTCCTTATAGGCATCTAATTCTAGGAGGAGCGGAATTTTCGATGTAGGTCGCCAGGTGTTAAATGAAAATGCTGTCGCATCATCCCACCCTAAGTCGAGTCCGAGCACAAATCTGTCACCTGGCTTGTGTTCCCAATCCTCTCGCCAGAGGTTCCTGACAGGATCATATTCGTAAACCAACTTCCCGGTATCGTGAACGTTTTCGCCTAGATACGTCCGACGAAACCAAACTCGTGTCTCTAATTCAGGGTCATTCTTCCTCTTCCTCGCGATATCCTGCTTCCATTGGCTGCGCATGGAAGGATTGTCGAGCGTGGTCCACGAATGGCAGCTCCACCCCGGATAGGACGGAGATTCCACTCCTGACATATTTTTCCGAGGGCCAAAGCCCTTGATGATCTCGTAAAACAAACCATGAGGGTGCCGCGGAGGAGTGGACATCAAATAGAGTTGGCCCCGCTCGTCCACTAGTCGAGGACCAATCGTATCCTCTACCATCTCCTCAAGGTTAAGAGTGGTGTAAAATGCCGCCTCATCAAATGCGACTTTTCTCAATTTAATCCCCAAAAACCGATCCAACGCTGCAAGATTATCAGACCCAAAGAGTTGAATCTGACTACCCGTAGGGAGGGTCACTTTCAACTTATGCTCTTGCATCCTGCATCCAAGAGCATAATCCCTATTTATTTTTGCTAAAATCTTCCAGGCTATTTCTTCCACTTGTTTTTCGATCAAGCAGAAGAAAAAATATGTAGAAAATTCCCGCTCTAAGCCGTCAGAAACAAAATCAGTAAGCACCATGGTGCTTTTGCCGGCTCGGCCAGTTGTCCAAATGAGCTTTCGCGGGCTTGGATCATCAGCTGCAAGACGCTGCGCTCGGAATAGGGTGTCGCGGATCCCTGTCCTGGATTTAGCGGAGACTAAAAGCGTCTGTGAATCCATGCTACACCAGGGAAGGATAATTACACAGATGACAACCTTAACCACTATAATCCTCTGGCAAATCCACCCTTATCACATTTAAAGCTGGATAAAATACCTTCCGCCCAATGGCGAATTCCACCAGAAATCCTCCGACGCATCCATCAAGGACATGAGGGCGGATTGTCCGATCCCACGTCCGGCCATCGATGTATGGATGTTGATCCATGTCCTTGTTCTTCAAAAGAATCCCATTGATCACTGTCGGAAGCTCTTTTCTTTTTTTTACCATTTATCACCAAATAAGGATTTGACCTCAAGCACCATTTTTCTCTGAAAAACGGCAGCGCTGGCATAGGATGCGTCGTGTAAATAGTCTCTCGGCCAAGACAGGTGAAGGTCGCCCTCATCAGTGCCGTACCGATTCCATATGTCCTCCACATCTTACGCACGTACAGCATATGTAAAACAGGGGTCTCCCCCTGGAATTCTCCGCAGATAAAACCAAAGATTTGCTCCGGGTGATCTGGTTCTACTGCCATCAAAGGCTTTGCCCGAGACACAATCGGTTTAATTACTGTCTCAACATGGTGCTTCATCTGGGATTTTGAAAATCCCTTCATAATTCCATGAGCTCGCTTTGCTGTAGCTCTCCATGCGTCAATGACCAGTGGCAAGTCAATACGCTCTACAAACGTCCTCATCATAATTTTCATGAGGCCTCCGCCTCGATCTTCGATTCAAGAGTTCGGAGTTGCTTCCTAAGTTCCTCAGCTAGTTGCTTATCGGTCAACTTGTCTGCTGGATTCTCCTCGGGATCCGGCTTGGGAAGGGTGACCATAAGCTTGACCATCTGCCGTACCTCACCAGCCTGTCGGGATGTAATTTTATTGGCGATAGTGTAAGCCGTGACCTTCGCCAAAAACTCACGCAGCTCTTTTGGATTCTCCGGGAGATTCCCAAGACTCTCAAGTTCTTCTTGAGTTAAACCAGATGCAGGAGCTGCCTCCGGAGAGGAGAGCCGATTGTTTAGACCACCTTTTAGCCGTGCCTTTTTGACACTTTCCTGATGATCTGGATCGTGATGTCTGCAGTAGATGCTGTCATACATCGCGTATGCATTGCAGGGAGACCCATCAATTTTTGTGGCTGCGCAGGGAGTCGCAGGACGATTTGACATGTTGACAAGTTAGCATAAAATTACACCGTGTCAATATGACACTATGCCAAACTTACTTCAAGACATCCATCGCCCTCCACATGAGATGCTCCAATCTTCGATCGGCAAGCCAGTCAATGGCTTTGTGTAAATCTTTACTGCCTGAACAAACTTTCAGTGGGATATCTTTCAATTCCACCAAACGTCTAGTTTCATCCAAGCGATCAAGCTGCTCTAAGATGAGGCGAGCTGCGTTGAGAGTAAATTCTGTTTTATCCGATCCATTTAACGCTTTTTGGAGCTCCTCGAACGCATTCGAGGAGTTAGATTTTTGCAGTATATACAAAAAATCAGGACAGGCCTGTAAAATTGCACGAGCACCTTTATCCCCTACCCCAACAATGCCTGGAATCCCGTCACCAGAGTCTCCGACAATCGTCTGGTAATCCAACCATTCCTCCGGATTCCATCCGAATAAATCTCTGCAATTCATGACATCGAGGAAGGTCTCCTCTTCCAGCACTCTTAATAGGCACACTTCCGGCCCGATTAATTGCACGAGATCTTTGTCCACGGTGACGATAAGTTTGCGGCCACTGCGCTGTCGACACAGGGTAGCTATTACATCATCGCCCTCTCCGGGCCCCTCGAATTGATGGAATCCAAATATCTGAAAAATCTCTTTTACTTCGGCGACTTGTCCAAAGTATTCTTTGGGCTTCTTCTTCCGATTTCCCTTGTATTCGGAGTAAATGCTCTTCCTGGTATCTCGGCTTCGTGGCCCATCCCAGGCGATGTAGGCCATTTTTGGCTGATATTTTTGTACCCATCGCAGAATCCGCGAGATCATCGAGGGAATACAATCCTCTGTGGCGCAATAATCTCTGTATGAGATAGCCGTGCCGTCTACAATCATAGAAGAAAAATTCAACGAGACCCATCCTTATAAATCTTAACTTGCTCGTCCGTGAGGCCATCTTCTCTATCAATCTCCGGGCTGATCCGCTCCATCAGTGGCCGTTGGTAAGAGACCTGCGTCAAAACTTCCCCTATTCTGTCATCACACCCGATCCCCCTGAGCTCATATTCCAGAAGGAAAAGAATATTTGACGCGGCATGTGCAAGATGACTCCTGCCGCTATCTGCGTCTGTGCTTTCTCCGCTATTCCACGCGATGAGATGACCCATCGCGGCACTCAGCAGCTTCGACCAGCCAGTACCAGAACACCAGCTGTAGTCTCCGTAAAGTTTTGCACCATGAAGCAAAACTTCCGCTATTTCCACCATCGCACGTGGTGGAATAGAGGCAAATAACGGTCTATCGTCGTCAAATCGCTGCAATTTTTTATACTTCGTCTTCATTTTTACATGCTCCTATCAGTCTTGCCGCTTCACGCACAGGGTCTTGCGCGGAGTTGGCCTCGCGAGCCCATGTCCTCAGCTGCTCAACGGCTTCATCGCCCCATGCTGCCGATGGGCTGTCTAGGGCGCACTCGAGCTGGTCTTTAGTTATT